GCTCCGGAGTCGAAAAAGTATTCTTCGCTCGCAATGCCTGCGCTTTGGCTTCTTCATACTTCGCCCCGCCGATCTCGCTATCTGTCTTCGCAGCTGCTTCCCAACCAGCAACAACACCATCCCATTCGGCCTGCCGTGCGGCGATCATCTTCGGCTGAATGTCAGTTGCCAGATCATTCAGAAGGGATTGTGCCCCGTCCTGTGACAGGTTGTACTTCTTGACTACCGTGCTGAAGGCGTCAATAAAACCATCAGGGTTCTGTGTGCCCTCCGGTACCTTCAGTTCGTACTTTTCCGGAGCTCCGTAGAGTTTGGCCTGTCCTGCTGCTGCTGTGTCTGCTGCTGTTTGTTCGGGTGTCTTTCCACCGCTATCCACTCCTGAAGTATCAACAGTGCCGTCACCAGTGTCAGTGCTACTACTGCCGCTATTGTCACCAGCATTATCGGTGCCCCCCGTATCTATCTCGTCACTCATCATTCATCTCCTTTTCTTTCTCAAGTTGTGCCTTCAGTAATTCACTCCGTTCCTTCGCTTCCAATGCCATCACCATGTATTTTTTCGGTGCTACTTCCATTATTTCGTTGAATAGATTCAACCCAACGTTGCGCGCCCCTTCGTTCAGAGCCATCATGCCTGGGTCAAAACAGAGATCGTCTTTTTGGGTTTGCTCGTTGAACTTACGGCATACTGTATTGAACACGCGGCACATCTCCAGAATCCGCCAGATGAACTTACGCCCACGCTCACTGTCCATCTGCCACTTGACATCGTTCAACTCTGATCGTCTGAGTTCGTCGATTGCACTCATACGCCGAGGTCCTCGTAC